AGAAAGAAGATGTTATCGAACTGGTCAAACCGGAATGCACGTAAATCCTATCAGACGTGTAATCAGTGCTGATCAGGTTTGTACCATCAAATGCCAAACCGGAAGGGTTTGACGACGGGCTTGAAAACGAAGATGATATGGTGCTTGAAAACCCGTCATGGATATAAATAGTATCAGTGCCATTGTCGCAACTTATCAGATTGCCGTTTGCCCAAGTTAAGCCGTTCGGATTTACAGACGGGGAAGAAAAAGAGGCCAGAATAGTGGAGTTTGGCGGAAGATAACCTCCTCCACCACCACCAAGCGTTCCACCCGCTCCTGCCACCTTGCTCCACAACATCAGCTGCCATCCCCCACAAGTGCGCCGTAAAGCGTCGTGGATACTTTCCAGAGAGCAATGACCGTGTATCCCGTCGTGGCGAGCGTCGGGGCAGAGCCGCCGTTGTTGACCCATGTGACCGACATGCTAGTGGCCCAGTTAATCGTGTAAGCCGTCCCGTCGTCGATCATCAGCGTGATCGCTTCACCGGCGGAGAGGCTTTCAGACGGCGCGGAGTTTCCCGACAGGGTCCATGTTTGGATAGACCCGTTGTCTGGGTCCAGCGCCGGGGTGGTGCCGCTGAGCGCGTACACGTCTTCAAGGATTGTCCCCGTCATCGTCGGGCTGCTGATCGCTGGAGCGGTGAGCGTCTTGTTGGTCAGGGTCTGTGTGTCAGTCGTGCCGACGACAGCTCCGGTCGGAGCGGTTTTCGCAGACCATGTATCGAGGTCAGCGTCATACGCCTGAACAGTAGACCCAATGTCGGTATCCACCAGCACGTTGCTGCCGCCGTTCTGAAGCGTTCCGGTGAAGTTGGCCGTCCCGGCATCATATTTTGCAGTGTCCGCGTCATAGCCCTGCACCGTGACGCCAATATCCGAAGACTGCAGATAAGCGCTCGTGTCGATGACGTAGCCGAGGCTCGTCCAAACCGTAGAGCCGTCTCCGATCTTCACCTTATCGGTGTCGGTCTCGTAACCGATCTCGCCCTGCGCAAGCGTGGGGTCCGCGCTGGTCCAGTTGGCAGCCGTGTCCCGGCGAACTTGAATACGGTCAGCCATTATGCCGATCCCCCGTCAATAGTCTGTTCAGCCGTATAGGTCGAGTTGGCGAAGCCGCCATCCGCCGACTTGGCAAAATCCGCCGCAGCGGCGCTCACAAACACAACCGCAGAGCCGGTCAGGTTCAGAAGCGACCCCGTGCTGCTCTCTTCAAGCGTACGCGTCATCGTCGGCCCGCTCGCCGAGTAGACGCCGGAGCCGATCTCCCAAGCGCTGCCGTCCTCAATGACGTAGCGGACCGTGTCGCCGCCCGACACGCCGCCAGCGGCAAAGGTCTGGTAGCCCGTCTGCGCGGCTCCGAGCGTCACCGTTCCGGTGCCCGTGGTGGCCGTGGCCACCTTCACGCGGTTGACAAGCTTCACCATGGCTTACTCGATCCGAATGATCGCGTTCGACGCATCCGCCGTGGGCATGGTAACCACGAAGTCACCAGCCGTGGAGGTCTTGTCAGAGCCGAAGTCCAGAACCGCAACGGCCTTGTTGGCCTGCGAGGAGTTATAGATCAATGCACCGCGTGCTGTGATCGTCGCGGTGGACCACGTCACGTCAGAGAAGTCGACGTAGGCGGTCGTGCCGCTCGTGCTCACCGAGCCACCGGTTACGGTGAGGGTTTCACCGCCAGCTGTGTAGCCGGTCCCGCTGACCTCGTTGGTCGCGGAGTAGGCGGTGGTCGCTGCGCTCAAGGTGGCGCTGCTGGTGTAGAGCGCGATCTTGAAAGTGTCGGTCGTGAAGTCGTGCACGCCCTGCAAGGCTTCGGATTTGAAGCTGGTGCACATTGCTTGGGTGATGGCCATTTGTCAGGTTTCCTTACGCCATTGGCTTTGCGCGCATACGGATTGAAGATGAACCGACCTTAGCACGATCAGACTCAATTTGCAGCGCGTTAAGCGATTGTTCCAGCAAACTACCCCAAACTTGAAGCTTGTTGTCATCGTCAAGATACGGTGCCGCCTCAAGAAGCGACCCGTAGAGATACACGTCGGGCGAGTTGGTCAGAAGCCAGTTTGTCGTGTTGCTATCAGACAGAGCCGGGATTTTTGAATAATACGTCAACTCGACAGTATAAGACGCATCAGGCGTCGGAACCAATTGGAAAGTGTCCCCAATCATCGAAAAGAACTGCGGCCTGGCACTACCGCTGCCAGCAAGCCTCTGCTCTTCCGCCGCCTGATCTGGCGTGACGTATTCCAGCGTTGTAATCGGCGACGTATTAAGTTGAAACCGGACATTTTCCAGCCAATCCGCCGGAACGGTCAAATATCCCTCAGATGCAGTCGCGTCAGACCGCGTCACCATCCGGTAATCCCGAATTCGCCGGTTGAACTTGGCCTCGGCCAGATCAATGAACGACGGAATAACCGAGGTCAGATCGGTGCGCAGAAGCCAATCAGCTATGGCCGACTGCAACTCGCTATAGGTCGTGATGGCCATCAGACTGTCCCTTCGCGCGTCCTGAACACCCGGTTGTCCCCGTCATTCAGCCATTTCCTGAGCGCAACGGGATCGTCAGCGATGCCGCGCCGCTTGAGGTCATAATACACGCTCAACGGAATAGATGCGACCCTGCTCATGTCACCCCATTTCGTGCGCTTGTCGGTCATGTTGCGATGGCGCGTGTTGCTGTCGTCAAGGTCAAGCTTCTGCTCGGTCTCGATGACATACTCGCCGTTAGCCTTCACATGCCAATACCGGCGGATGCCGGTTACAGGGTCTTCGTCAAACAATCGTTTGGTCATGCCAGCCTCATAGGTAATGGGGCGACCGAAGCCGCCCCATTGTTATCATTAGGAGACCGTAAGATCGCCTACGATGCCATGCGCAGCCTCGTTCATGACCTTCAGGCCGAACTCGCCAATCAGCATACCCTTTTCGGCGTCACCGGTTTTCGCCAGTTCGACGCGCTGGATCGGGCGCAGGTAGCAGACCGACGCATACTCGGGGTCAAGAACCCAAGCATCACGGGCGCGCTGGAAGCGGTTGGGAACCACTTGCAGGGTGCCGAAGTCCGACATGTAAACATCGGCGGCACCGATGATCGTGGTCGGGCTGTCGGACGGTGCCTGATAGCGCTGGGCCGCGATACCGGCGAAGGCCGAAACCGCCTGCTTGTTGAACGCACCAACCATCAGGATCGACGGGTTGCCGCCCGAGGTCCAGGTCTGCTGCATCACGTCCTTCAGCATCGCCTCGGTAAAGGCGCGCTGAGTGCCGTCGGTGCGGGCATCGGTGCCGTCGCCGGTCGGGGCCGCGCCGCCAGAGCCAACGCTGTCGTTGGTGGCAATCCATGCGCCCAGACCAGCGGTCTCAGGGGCGGTGGAGGTGTTGCCAGCAACGCGGGCGTTGTTGTCCAGCAGGACGGCCTCGATATCGCGCTTCAGTTCCTTGCCGCGCTTGGCGACTTGGTAAGCGACTTCATCAGCGCGACCGGCCTTGTCAACAGCGCCGAGGTTGTCAGCGATGACATAGGTGCGGCGACGAATGTGGGTATAGTTGCCCAGGCGGGTCGTCGCGGAGGTCGCATCAAACGAAGACACGTCATCGCCATTGATGACGGCAGTGGTCGAGGTCGATGCCAGCGAGTCGGTTTGCCACTCGAAGAAGGTGTTCGACACGCTCTCGGAACCCACGTTCGACTGGAACGGGGTCTCTTCGGGCGAGATATTCGAGATGACGTTGGAGAGTTCTTCACGGATGCCCTTGGCATCATAGCTGGTGAAGGTGTTGGTAACGATAGCCATTTTCTAGCCTCACAGAAGTGATTTGATGACAGCAGCCGCGTCATTGACACGACCAGTTTGACGTAGGCGGGTCTGCGCCTCTTTCACTGCAGAGCGTTTCTGGGGCTGCGTTCCTTTTGATCCCGCTCGGATTGTCTTTGGCCCCTGTTGCCGGTTGCCCGACTTGGCCTCAGAAATCTTGCGCTGACCGCGCTCAAAAAGCATGGCGTTCCGTGCCAAAGCGACCACACCGGCATGAGTGATGTTGTTTACATCCTCTTCCGCGAAGCCTTTGCCGATCAGGAAATCCCGAATTTCAGCAGCCTCTTTCTGAGCCACCTCGGGTTTTTTCCAGTCGGGTATAAGCGATTGTAGCCGCTCTTGCTCCGCCTGTAGCTGCTTCTGACGTTGCTCGTTAAGCTGTCTCTGCTGAATTTGCGTCATACGCTGTTGTTCAGCTTCAACGGCTTGAATTTGAGCCTGCCGCTGCTCTTTGGCTTTACGCCATTCCCGCTCCAGCCTCGTCGCTTCAATTGGGTTCTTTTCGTAAAGTTTGTCCCAATCTGGCTCCGCTTGCATTTGCTGCTCTAGCTGCTGCTTCATTGCAGGCAAGAGTTGCGAATACTGCTGGCGCTCCGCTGCAATCTCTTGCTCCATTTGCTGCACCAGCTTGCGCTGTTCAGCCAGGTCTTGAGATTTGCGCGTGTAATCCGATTGGCGCGAATAGCCCGACAGAAGCTCGTCAAACGTGACCTCGATCTCTTCGCCGTTTACTTTTACGGTGTATAGATCGGGTTGTTCATCCGTCTCTTCCTCGGCACCGTCTTCGGCGTCCTCGGTCGGTTCGATCTCGGCTTCCACCTCGATCTCGCCTTCGGTCTCGAATTGCACATTCTCAACCGGCGCATCATCGCTTTCGGCATTGTCCTCAACGGGTGCCATCATAGCTTTGACTGCTTCTTGTGCCGCTTGCAGGTCGCGTGCTGCGTTATCTGCCATTGCTGCTTACCTCTAAGTATGTCACTTATTGCCCTTTTCTGCAATCACCCCAGAATCAACCAGGATGCGCAGGCGGCGGCGCAGTGACTCCAATCCATGTTGTTCCGCCTGCACTCTCATCATGTCGTCAACGTCGCCAAGTTGCACAGATCGAAACTGATCCCAGATTTCCTGCTGCAGCTCGTCAAGGATTGCCTGAAGCGCCTGGTCTTCAAGAAGGCGCTTGGCCTCCCGCGCTTCCCGCAGGATTTGCTCCTTGGTTTTCTTCGCCACGGACAGTCTCCTTCACCATATCGGCCTGCGCTTTCATCACTTCCTTAGCGATGGCAGCCGATTTCTTGATCTGTTCGGCGCTGAGTTGCGTGCCATACTTGGCCTCAATCTCAGCCGCCTTCATGTAGACTTCGATTTCCAACTCATCGCGCTTGCGGTCGTCTTCGCGCATTGCGTTTTCGCGCTTCAACTGCAGGTCAGCGTTCTTCATCTGCATATCGGCCTGAATTTGCATGATCTGTGCCTGAATAAGCTGTTCATTCACGTCAGGCTTTTCAGGCTTAGACGGCGGCGGCTGGAATTGTGCCGGGTCAGACCAGAATTTCGACGTATCCTTGAAGCCCGCCAGCGCCGTCATCTCGGACAGCGTGTTGTAGAGCTTTTGGATATCCGTCAGCGGATTGATCGGGCCAAGCGTAGACATCGCTTCTTTCTGCATCTGCCCGATCTGCGTCAGCATCGCCATCCGCTCGGAATCAGTACCACGGCCCAACGCAATCGTGGCCGTCGCGTCCATAGTCGCATCCCATCCGCGCGGATCAATCGGCACAAACTCATTGGTCAGCCGGACCATGCGCGGCTGATCCTGATGCTGGCAAACAAGACGCAGGATGCCCCGGAACAGCGTGCGCATCCCGGTTTCCGCAAAA